CGATGAGGAACTGTTCACCCGGTTTTATTATTACGGTACCGTCCAGATGGGCATGAGAGAGGACGAATTCTGGCTTATGCCTGTTGGTTATTTTCTTGATCTGTGGACCTGTCATAAGCAGTTCTTAGGAATTGAAAAGGCGAAACGGTTATTGTCAATTGACGATATCATTCCTGAAAGTATATAATATTTCCATAGATATACCATAAAAACAAATGATGAGGGGGAGTAGATTTGGATAGAATAATTTTTTTCAATGGAGGCTGGATGTCATTTTATGACGGTATAGGCAGTGATAAGATTGTTAATGGCGGTGCTTACATCAAAAAAAACAAATTCGGCGGTGAAGTGTATAATTTCAGAGATAGTGATAATAACTGCTATGGTTATGTTATGAAACGGAATGGCTTGCTTGATCTTGGACGTATTGATATGAATCCAGAGTATAATAGAGATACTATGAAAAATGTGACGTGTGTTTTTGTTGCAACGCACCCTAAGGGAGGACGGCGTATTGTCGGGTGGTATCAAAATGCAACTGTTTATTCTTCGTATCAAGAATATGAAGGAAATGACCGCAAGATTATGACTCAGCCAAAAGATTGGGATTATGATGATCAAGTTGGTTACTTCGCAACCGTACATAAAAAGGATGTCATTCTGTTGGCAGAAGATGAGAGAATTGATGCTCCGCAAGTACCAAATGGAAAAGGAGGCATGGGGGAAAATAATGTCTGGTATGCAGATTCGGATAGTGGGCTTAACTTTAGAGAAAAAGTGATGGAATTTATTTATGATTATACTAGAAATAAATCGAAGGAAGTTGCTGCAGAACATGAGAGAGCCACTCAAAGCAAAGTTGATGTTGAACTAAAAAAGAAGGTTGAAGTAGCTGCGATTAAATGTACAAGAGAGTTTTATGAAGCGCGAGGTTATAAAACCAAGTCAGTAGAATCAGAGAATAGAGGTTGGGATTTAGAATTTACAAATGGGAAAATTAAGCTTCTAGTTGAAGTGAAAGGATTGTCACAGTCATTTATTTCAATTAGATTATCACGAAATGAATATGAAAAAATGCGTAATAATACAAATTGTTATCGGCTTGCCGTTGTTACGAACTGTCTTAATCAGAATCGAAAGCAAACCATTAATATTTTTTCATATATATCAGAAAAGAACGGTTGGTATGATCAGCACGGGCATGAGCTTAGGATTGAGGAAATTGTGGAAGCACGCTGTGAATTGAAATAGAACTAATTACTGAGGAGGATTTAAGAACTTAATGTATAGCGATGACTGGTTACGAATGGGCTATAAAAATGGTGGGCCCATTGAAATAGTCAATAATGCTGGCTATCAAAACACAAAATCACTTTTAGGTGTGGACTATAAGATATGGATTGATAGCAAAGAAAGCATTATTGGTGTCTCAGTGGGTTTTTCACGAGATATCGATGAGTTTTATTATGATTTGTCAATTGAGGAATGGTTGAAGTTTCTTAAGATGATTCTAAAGAGTTCTGATTTTGGGGAATCACAAAAGCTGTTTAGCAAATTTATAAGAGAAAATGAAGAAGATGCATTTGCTTTCCAGCATTCATTAGATTTTCATGAAATCAAGTATGATAAAATTGCATTTTATGATATCGAATAAAATATGTATCACTTTCGGAGCAATCAAATGGTTGCTCCATTTTCATGTCTTTTTGGGGAGGTGGCATCATGGCTGACAATTTTGGATTAAAGATCGGGGTCGAGGGAGAAAAGGAATTTAAGAATGCATTAAAGGACATCAACCAGACCTTCAAGATCCTGGGCAGCGAGATGAACCTTGTGGCATCCCAGTTTGACAAAAATGATAAAAGCATTCAGGCACTGTCTGCCAGAAATGAAGTCTTAAACAAAGAGTTAGACACTCAGAAAAATAAGATTGATACACTCCGTGTAGCCTTACAAAATGCCTCCGACTCTTTTGGTGAAAATGATAAGCGTACTCAGTCCTGGGCAATCCAGTTAAATAATGCACAGGCAGAACTAAACGGCATGGAGCGGGAACTAGAAAGTAATAACAATGCACTGGAGAATGCAAGTACCGAGTTTAATGATGCGGAGAAACAGGCGGATCAGTTTGGCAATGAATTAATTGACACAGGTAAGGATGCGGACAATGCCGGAAGTAAATTTGATAAACTCGGAGGAGTTCTAAAAGGAATCGGAGTGGCTATGGGAACAGCCTTTGTGGCAATCGGCACAGCGGCGGTAGGAGCAGCAAAATCCTTAACCGATATGACCGTAGGAGCTTCCCAGTATGCCGATGATATACTTACCATGTCAACGGTTACCGGCATGAGCACCGATAGCCTCCAGGCTTATCAATATGCAGCGGAGTTAGTGGATACATCACTTGAAACGCTGACCGGGAGCATGGCTAGGAACGTGCGATCTATGACTTCCGCACGGGATGGAACCGGAACAACCGCTGAAGCCTACAAGACACTTGGCATTTCTGTTACCGATGCCAATGGTAATTTAAGAGATTCGGAAACCGTTTATTGGGAAGCAATCGATGCGCTGAAGAATGTATCAAATGAGACAGAACGAGATGCCATCGCCATGCAGCTATTCGGAAAAAGTGCACAGGAGTTAAATCCGCTCATAGAGCAAGGTTCGGAAGGCATTGCAAAGCTTACACAGGAAGCAGAGAACATGGGCGCAGTCATGAGTGATGAATCGCTACAAGCTCTGGGCAATTTTGATGACTCCATACAGCGTCTTTCATCCGGCAGCGAGGCTGCAAAAAATGCACTAGGCATGGTGCTCCTTCCACAGTTACAAGAGATGGCTGATGGAGGCGTCAATCTGCTGGGGGAATTTACGAAGGGTTTGAACGACGCTGGCGGCGACTGGACGAAAATCAGCGAGGTAATCGGCAATACGGTAGGAAGTCTTGTGGACATGATACTGGAGCAGTTACCAGAGCTCATACAGCTGGGGCTTGATATCGTATCTTCGGTCGGCGGGGCGATATTATCTAACCTCCCGATGCTTGTTGATACCGCATCTCAGATTATCATGACGCTTCTTGGAGGACTGATTGAAGCTCTCCCCGAAATTACCGAGGGTGCCTTGCAGCTTGTGTTGGCTTTGGTGAATGGCATTCTTACAAACCTACCGGCGCTTGTAGAAGCCGCACTTCAGATGATAGCAACATTAGTCACTGGCATTGGTGAAGCGCTGCCACAGCTTATTCCAGCAATTGTGCAGGCGATGATACTGATTACCACTACGCTATTGGAGAACCTCCCTCTGCTTCTTGATGCGGCATTGCAACTAATTCTCGGGCTAGCTCAAGGACTTATCGGTGCCATACCTCAATTGGTGGAGGCACTGCCTGCGATCATCACCGCTATTTTGGATTTCATTATTAGTGCCATACCGGATATCATCGATGCAGGGATCGAACTGCTGGTTTCGTTGGTGGAAGCACTGCCGGATATTATCGAAAGCATTGTAGCAGTGTTACCACAGATTATTACAGCTATCATAAAGGCTATCATAAAAGCGATACCGCTATTAATTCAGGCTGGCATCGACCTTTTGGTGTCTCTTATCAAGGCTCTACCACAAATAATAAAAGCAATTGTAGCTGCAATTCCAAAAATCGTGGATGGTCTTGTTACAGCCATCCTTGAGAACCTTCCAGAAATTATCGATGCAGGTATAGACCTGTTCATTGCTCTTGTGGAGGCGCTTCCCACAATCATTACGGAAGTGGTAAAAGCCGTACCCTTGATCATTGCTTCTCTGGTTGGTGCCTTTACGGATAACCTGGGGGAGATGAGTGATATTGGAGGAGACCTAATAAAGGGACTATGGGATGGGATCTCTAATGTTGCGGAATGGCTCTGGGATAAAGTATCAGGATTTTTTGGTAATCTGACTGATAAAATAAAAGGCTTTTTCGGTATTGGTTCCCCTTCCAAATTGTTTGCGGGTTTGGGATTTAACATGGGCGAAGGTATCGGTGTCGGTTTTGAAGATGCCATGAAGACTGTTGCTCGTGATATGACAAATGCTATTCCAACAGAGTTTGATGTAAATGCAGGTTTAAATGCTAACGATGGTCGGGGTAGAGGCACCGGTTATGGACTTTCAGGAATAGGAGGTACCACGATCAACCAGAACCTCTCTGTAGTGGCACCAAAAGCTCTCTCAGAAAAAGAACTGGCGAGGGAGTTTAAGAACATGTCACAGAAGCTGACAATGGCATATTAAGGAGGAGTACCTTTGGAGATTATCTATGTCAATTCAGGCGGTGAAAGCATTACTATTAGGCAAGTTAAACCGTATTTCCTAGAAAAGTTGGATGGTACTGGAAGTATCCGCAATACAGTAAATACCTTTAAGGCGCCGGAACAAGATGGTGCTTTTTATGTATCTTCCACACTTGATATGCGAAATATCACCATGGAAGGTACGATTGTGGCAGCCACAGCAGATGAAGCATACGAGCTCAGGAAAAACTTCCTACGGTTCTTCAGCCCAAAGAAATCGGGGGTTTTAAAATACCGAGACAAACAGATTTCCTGTGTGGTGGAGGAAGTAGCTTTGACGGTTTCCATAAGGGAGAGAATACCGAAGTTCTTTTTAAGCCTACTCTGCCCATCTCCTTTTTTTGAAACGTTGGATGAAGTGCGGCAGGAGCTTGCTTCCTGGGAACCTCTGCTGGAATTTGCCCTAGAGATACCGGAGGAAGGTATCGAGTTCGGGTTAAGACAGCCAAGTCAGATTATTGCGGTGGATAATATCGGAGATGTACCTTGCGGCTGCGAGATTGTATTCAGGGCAACTGGATCCGTTACCAATCCGGAGCTTTTGCATTTGGATACCGGAGAGTATGTAAAAATTCTCACCACAATGAGCTCAGGAGATGAATTTCACATATATACACACTTTGCAGGGAAAAGGGTGATAAGCATCAGCGGCACTACGGAGAGTAATGCCTTTTACCTATTGGATACTGATTCAGATTTCTTTCAGCTTGCACCGGGCATAAATAACCTTCGCTATGATGCATCAAACAATTTGGAACTACTGGATGTTAGTGTTTATTATCGTCCACAGTTTCTGGGGGTATAGCCTATGGAACTATATGTATTTAATCAAAGTCGTGCCCTGGTTGGCATTGTTGAATCCTTCGAGTATCTTAGGTGGACTAGACGGTACTCACAGTGCGGCTCTTTTGAGCTAATGGCAAATGCTTCTTCGGAGAATTCCGCACTGCTTCAAGAGGGAAATTATATCTGGAAGAATGATGATGAGGAAGTGGGATTGATCGAATATCTACAACTTTCACAGACAGAAAGCGAGAGCATTACTGTCAGTGGAAGGTTTGCTACAGCACTCCTGGGGAGGCGAATCATCTGGAATACGGAAACCCTTAACGACGACTTCGCAGCCTGTATTGGACAGCTCATAAACCATAATGTCATATCGCCAACAGACAATGATCGTCAAATTTCAAATTTAAGCTTCACAGCGCCATACATTAACATCACCATTAAACAACAGGTATCCTATAATAATCTGTTGGACGAAATACAGGAGCTTTGTGATGCGGCATCTGTAGGGATTAAGACCGTGTTTCAGCCGGTCTCGGGGCTTTTAACGGTAACACTGTACATTGGAGATACCTCCCAAGCTGTGTTTTCAAAGGAATACGAAAACCTCTTGGATCAGACCTTCA